CGAAGATCCGTAGGAGTAACTGCCTGAGCTCTCGACGCCGATCTCGACGGAGCGCGTAGCGCCATCGTCCTTTCGCACCAGGCTGCGCGCCATCACCATGGCCGGGGCCGCGCTGAAGCCGGCATTCGGCATGTCGTAAGCGTCGATCAGGCCGCTGCTCGCGCCCGAGACGTAGGTCGAGTCGTTGTCGGGCGGGTTGTCGTCGGTGCACTGCCAGTTCGCGGCGGCGCCGTTGGGCGTGAAGTTAGTGGCGGCGCCGGCGCCGGAAGGCAGCTTCTCGACCAGCCGGCTGTCGGTGCCGAGCGGAGCGTTCTGGTAGCTGCCGGTGTTATCCCAGATCCGGAAGTCGTCGAAGTAGCAGCCGAGATTGTTGCCGTCGCCGATCTGCACCTGGTTGGCATAGGCGTCGCTGGTCACTTGCGTGTTGATGCTGGTGAGGTTCAGCACCTGCACGCCATTTACCCAAACGTTCGCCACGCCGCCGGCCGTGCTGATGGTGAATTCGACTTCGATCGAGTACCAGAGTCCCGGCGCGATCACGCCTGGCCCGGTCTGGCCCTGCAGCCCGGCGCCGCCAATGTGGGCCCAGCCCTGCTGCACCTGCAGGCCGCCGGCCGCGGTGACGACCAGCGCGACCTGGAAGGCGATCGCGGTGTCGATCACACCGATCAGGTTCATGCTGGCGCCCACCGCCACGGTTTGGTAGTAAGAAACCTTGGCGATGATCGTCGACTGGTTCGACGCCATGTTCTTGCGCGCCCAGGCGCCGCTCGCAAAGTAGGCGCCCTGGCCGGGCAGGCCCGCGGGCGGCGCGAACCGGCGGTAGGCGGTGCCGAACGTGATGGTGCCCGAGGTCGTTTCCCAGAGCGTGGTGATGTTCGAGTAGGTGTCGAAGCCGTCGGCAAATTGCGCGGCGCAACACTCGCGCCGGCGCACCGCGGCGCACAGGCGCCGAGCATCGGCGACGGCGGCATCCCAGCTGGGCGTTCTCATACTTTAGACTCTGGCACCATGGTGCGATTGACTTGCGGCCCCACCGATGGCATCATGCCGGGGCTGGAATTTGAGCGCAGTCTTCGGGCTTTTTCCCGTTGAACGGACGGGACAATCTCCGGCGCTGGAGGTCTGCACCATGCGACGTGTTCTCTATGTTTTCTCGCTGATCGTATTCGCGATCTGCGCGCTCACGCTTGCCGCCCAGATCATTGCGGCGGGTCAGTCGAACAGCACGATCGATGCGACCAGGTTCTTTAACGTGGCCAGCTCGGCAATCGCCGGCATGATCGGCGCCGGGATCCTCTGCATGCTGACCGAGATTTCCGGCCAGCTTTCCCGCGGCAAACCTGAAGAGGCTGCGGCGCCTAGCCGCGCGGCTGCGGCGTCCGTTTCTGCACTTCGTTAAAGTTCGCCATGGCCTCGCCGATGAAACGGGGCCGCGCGGCTTGCAGCGCGCGCATAATCTTCTCTTCCACGCCGATCTCCGCTCCCTTGGCATCGATGTAGAAATGCTGGTCGCCGCCGCCACCGCGCAGCGCCGACGCTGGCGTGACCCTGCTGCCGGCGGGAAGGTTCAGCAGCTCCGGCCCCATTTCGCCCACCCATGCCATGCCTCCAGGTGCGTCGTCGGTGCCCGTGGCGAAACCGGGAACATCAGGCAACGAGCTGGCCCCGCTATCGCTGAGGTCTCCAATACTGGCACCGCCGGTAGGCAGGCCGCCGCTTCCGATCGATAGCCTCGTTGCCGCCGCCTGCAATGTAGTGGCCGCGGATAGCAGAGTGCTTGACCCAGCCTGCAGCGTCGAGGCCGCCGCGGCCATGGTGGCGCCACTGCCCGAACCGCCGAGGCTGGGGATCAGGCCGCCGAGTCCCAGGCTTTTGCCGATGCCGGTCGATGCCGCGCTCTGGAACAGCTCCGAGATGCCCTTCGTCAGGAAAAACTTGAACGCTTCCTCGGTGAGGCTGCGGAAAAAATCTTTCCACTTGGCTTTGCCGTCGAAGACCAGCTTCGTCAGCTGGTCCTCGAATCCCTTCAGCCCCTGGGTCAGCAGATCGAAGGTGAACTTGCCGCTCTCGGCGCTGTTGATCTGCATCTGCAGAAAGAAGGCCTGCACGCCAGCGCTGGCCGAGGTTGAGCGCTCGAGCAGTTTCTGCAGGTCTTCCTGCATCTTATGGAGATGATCGTCGGCCTGCACCAGCTCTTCATTGAGCTTCTGCTGCGCCAGCGCGAACTGCTCGGTGGTGAGCCGCCCCTGCTCCTCGAGCTCCACCAGCACGGCCATGCCGGTCTGGTATTTCTGCAGCGGGCTCTCGATCGAGTTCAGGATCTCGCCGGCTTTCTTCCACGCTTCGTTCTGATCATCGATCACCTTTGAGAGCTCAGCCTGGTCGGTGAGCTGCGGACCTCCGGGCGGCGGGGCCACGCTGCCGACTTGCGGGAAGTTCACGGCCTTCGCTTTCTGGTAGCGATCGGCCGCTTCGGCCAGCGTGCCCATCTCGCGCAGCTGCACCAGCGCCTTGTCGAGCTCCTCGTTGGTGTGCATCCAGCTCTTCCAGCCATCGTCGGCGGCCGTGTTCCACCGCTTCAGATCGCCCTGCAGGTCGAGGATGGCAGCCTTCGCTGCGGCGGTGGCGGCGTCAGCATCGTCGCGGAAGATCTTCCAGTTGGCTTTTGCGATTTCGTCGTTGACCTTTTTGATGGCGTCATAAAGCGGCTTCATCGCCTCGGCCAGTTTGTTGGCTTCGACCTGTTGGCCCTGTACTTCGCGCGAAGCGCCCATGCCCAAGGCTGTGAATACGTCCTGGAGAGGGCTCTGCGCCACGGCGCTGCGCCATCCGGTCTCGCTCGCTTTCGACTGCACTAGCAGCATCTGCGCCGTAAATTGTTTCTGCAGTTCCGCGGTTTCCTGCTTCATCAGCTCGAGGTGCGCGCGTTCGAAGTCGCCGCCCTTCAGCCCCAGCACCAGCTGGTTATAGGCGTCCTGCATCTCGATCTTGTGTTTCAGGTTCTCGATCAGCACCGAGTCGGCCGCGCTCATTTCCTTTGCGACCTCTTCGGCGGTCTCGCCGACGAGGCCCAGCATCTGCTTCCAGCCCTCGAGCGCGCCGGTCACTTCGAGTAGTTTCTTGCCCTGCTCGAGCAGCCGGCTGATGCCCTCGAATGCGACCAGGCCGGTGGCGCCGGCGATGCTGATGCCTAACATTGACTGCAGGCCTTTGGCGAAGCCGGGAAATTCCTGGGTGAGGATCCGCGTGAGGGGCCGCGAGACGTGAACTCCGAGTGCCTCGTCGACCAGGCGAAAGCTTTCCGCACCTTCGCGCGAGGCGCGCTTCATCTCGGCCGACATGCCCGCGGTCTGCGAATTGATCAGCCGGAACGCTTCGGGCGCACCCTTCTCGAGCGCGGAGAGATCGTAGCCAAGTCCGACCATCAGTGTGGCGAGGTTGGGCATGTGTTAGCCGATCAGTGCATCGATGCGATCGAGCGCGGCCTTTGTGTGCTCGGTGAGAACTTCGACGGCTGCGCCCTGCGATTCCTTGAACGCTGGCGCGAGCCAAGGGTGAGGTGGGACGTCATGCGAGCCGAGTTCGATCTGCCGGCCGGTGCGGCGCCGCTGCTTTGCGCTTCCAAAACGTGAGGCCCAGCTATAGCCGGCCATGCCGTGGCCCCGCTCGACGAATCCGCCATAGACTCCAGGCGACGTCGTGCGATCGATCTGGCCGGCATATTTTCCGCGGAGCCGCGTCTTCATGCCGGGCCCCGGGTAGCCGGGGCCAACCAGCACACGGTTCGATGCCAGGTCGCCCGAAACTTTCACGACGACGATGATGTCGTCGGCGAGCTCGCCGGTGCGCTTCGGCGCCGAGGCCTCCGCTGCCGCCTGGATCACTTCGCCGGCAGCTTCGAGCGCCTCACGCGCGACGTCGCGCGAAAGCGTGATCGGGATCTTGTCGAGGCGGCGCAGCAGCTCCTCGAGCCCCTGCACTCCGGTGATGGCTATTCCATCCGGCATTTGATTGACTTTTCGAAGTCCGCGCGGGTAGGCAAGTGGCCGCCATCGCCGTGAATCGGACACGCGCCGTTAGTGCTGCAGCCGACGATGCAGAGGCACTGCTTCGCATCATCCGGTGCACTGGCTTGTTCAATGAACGCCGTCAGCTCGCTCTCGGCGACCAAGCCACCGAGAACCTCGTCATGCTTTGCGCCCACGGCGATCTCGAGTTCCGAGTTCATTACTCGCAGCACCACCCCGTCAGCGCCGATCGAGAGGATCTCGCAAAGCAGCAGTGCGGCGCCGCCCTCGATCAGCTCCTGGCCGTTGATGTCTTTCACTCGTCGACCCTCACTGACTGCGTCTCCGCTCCGGCCGTCCGCTGGGGCCGAAGATCGTAACTTCGCGGCCGGGCTTCACGTCGAGGATCTCGGTGCGCATGCCGCGCTTGAATTCTTCCACGGCTTCCGGATCCACTTCGAACTTGTCGCCACGCATCACCGCCGCGGCGAACTCGCGCATCTCGTCGTCTTCGGTCGAGCCGCCCGGTAGGAAGTCGGCCGGCGTGTAGGGGTCCGGGTGCGCCTCGCTGTCGCGGTGGCAGTTCGCGAGCACCGAGCAGATCAGCGCGGCCGGCGCCAGGCGATCGCGCGCGACGTCAGCATCGGCCGCGAAGAGCTGGTCGAGCTCGCGCGGCGTTGCGCTTAGGAATTCGGCCC